CCCGCCCAGCAGGCCACGGGCAAAACGGAATTTACAGAAAGAACGATACACAACTGGGGAACTGCGTCCTGACAGCATCGGCGGCGAGATGCTGGAGCTGGAGGCACTGTCATGAACCGCTCATCCAAGAAGCTGATCAGCGATGGCAAACCCCACGAGCGCCGCCACCCGCTGGAGGGAGGCGGGGTGCGCATCACCACCTTCGTTCCCCTCCATTTCAAGAAACGGGGCGTCAAGAAGGTGATCGTCGCACCGGAGGGCGTCAGCCAGCCGGTCGCCGTCACCGCGACGCCGGTGCTCACTCCCGAACAGGATCGCCCGCTGCTCAAGGCACTGGGGCGCGGTATCTACTGGCAGCAACTGATCGACAACGGGACGGTGACCAGCGGCACCGAGATCGCCGAGCGCGAAGGCATCCACCGCTCCACGGTGAACGACCTGCTGCGGCTGGCGCTTCTCGCCCCCGACATCGTCCAGGCCGCCTACGAAGGACGGCTGCCCCGGGCGGTGTCGCTGGAGGCCATCCTGCGGGCCAAGGTGCCCTTGGACTGGAATGAGCAACGTCGTTTGATCGCCTCCCTCGGGTAGCGGAGGGGCCGCGCAAAAAATTTTTCCGCTACGCCAAAAGTAGCTGTTGCTACGCCGGATGTAGCGCCTTCCCCGATGAAGGCGTGAACCGGCGTCAACGGCCAGTACAGGACTGGCCACCGGTCGCGCCCCCATCCCTGAACGGGAAAGGAGCACGGCAATGGCCTATGAATTGGCACTGTCAGGCGGCGTCGGTGGCACACCGGACCGCAAATCCGGCGTCGGCTTCAGTTCGACGCCAACTTCTGAATCCACGGCGCTGTCCGAGCGGCGCTTCCTCTCCGAGGCCGAACTCGCCCAACGCTGGGGCATGTCCCCCAAGACACTGACGCGCTGGCGCGGCCTCGGCCGGGGCCCGGTCTTCAACAAGTTCTCGAAGAAGGTGGCCTATCCCCTCGATGGCAAGAACGGCGTGCTCGATTACGAGAAGCGCCACGTCTATGCCTCGACGTCCGAACGTGTGCAGGCGTGAGGAGATGACCATGAACGAACTCACCATCTTCCCCGCCGACATCGCCGCGATGTCCGTCAGCCAACTGGCCGCACTGCCGCCCGCGCAGAAAGCCGAGATCGACAAGAACCTCGATGCGGCCATCGACTGGCTGAAGAAGGCGCGCAACAAGTTCGATGCCGCGCTGGAGCAGTGTTACGGCGAGCAGGCCCGCGCCGCGCTGCGTGAATCCGGCCGCGATTTCGGCACCGCTCACATCAGCGATGGCCCGCTGCACATCAAGTTCGAGCTGCCCAAGAAGGTCAGCTGGAACCAGCAGCAACTGGCCGAAATCGCCGAGCGTATCGTGGCTTCGGGCGAGAAGGTCGAGGGCTACCTCGACATCAAGCTGTCCGTCTCCGAATCCCGCTTCACGAACTGGCCGCCTGCCTTGCAGCAGCAGTTCGCCGCCGCTCGCACCGTGGATTCCGGCAAGCCGTCGTTCCGGCTGGCCCTGGTCTCGGAGGACTGAACCATGAACACCCAACTGATCCCATTCGCCTTCGAAGGCTTGCCCATCCGTGTGACCACGGATGCACAGGGCGATCCCTGGTTTGTCGCGGCCGATGTGTGTGCCGCGCTCCATCTGCCCGATACCCACAAGGCCGTCGCCCGCCTGGACGATGACGAAAAGGGGCGGAATTCAATTCCGACCCCTGGCGGCGAGCAGGACATGACCATCGTCAACGAGCCGGGCTTGTACAGCCTCGTGCTGGGCAGCCGCAAGCCAGAGGCCAAGCGCTTCAAGCGCTGGGTCACGCACGAGGTCTTGCCGGCGATCCGCAAGACGGGCAGCTACGCCGTTCCCGGCGCAGTGGCGGCCTTGCCTGCTCCGACGCACGACCGCGTGTCGGCGATCCTGCTGATCGGCGAGGCCGTGGCGAAAGTGCCGGGGGTCAAGCCGGGCATCGCGGCGGCGGCAACGCTGACCTGCATCCAGGAGAACACCGGCATCAGCACCGAGGTGCTGCGCCGCGCGCTGCCGTCGGCCAACGCGCCGGTCTGCGCGCTCAACGCGACCCAGCTCGGCAAGTTGCTGAACCGCTCGGCCAAGGCCACGAACCAGTTGCTGGCGTCCAGCGGATTCCAGTTCCGCAACGACCGCGACGAATGGGAACTGACCAAGGCCGGTGAAGCCTGGGCCGAGGCCATGCCGTACTCGCGCAACGGGCACAGCGGCTACCAGATCCTGTGGAATCCAGCGGTCGCCGAGCAGTTGAAGGAGGTGGCGTGATGGCACTTCCCATCGTCACCGCCGACCAGCGACTGGCCGAGAAGCGCGGCGTCAAGGGCGTGCTGATCGGCAAGGCCGGCATCGGCAAGACCTCGCAACTGTGGACGCTCGATGTCGCGTCCACCCTGTTCTTCGATCTGGAGGCCGGCGATCTGGCCGTCGAGGGCTGGGCCGGCGACACGATCCGGCCGCGCACCTGGGCCGAGTGCCGCGACTTCGCCGTGTTCATCGGCGGACCGAACCCGGCGCTGCGCGACGACCAGCCGTACAGCCAGGCGCATTTTGAGGCCGTCTGCGCCCGCTACGGTGATCCGACCCAGCTCGCCAAGTACCAGACCCTGTTCGTCGATTCGATCACGGTCGCCGGCCGGCTTTGTCTGCAGTGGTGCAAGGGCCAGCCGCAGGCCTACTCGGAGAAGACCGGCAAGCCGGACAGCCGGGGCGCTTACGGCCTGATGGGTCAGGAAATGATCGCCTGGCTCACCCACCTGCAGCACACGCGCGGCATGAACGTGTGGTTCGTCGGCATCCTCGAGGAAAAGCTCGACGACTACAACCGCCGCATCCAGCAGTTGCAGATCGACGGCGCCAAGACCGGCCTCGAACTGCCCGGCATCGTCGACGAGGTGATCACGCTCGCCGAACTGAAGGCCGACGACGGCTCGAGCTACCGCGCCTTCGTCTGCCACACGCTGAACGCGTGGGGTTTCCCCGCCAAGGACCGGTGCGGCCGCCTCGACGCGATCGAGGAGCCGCTCCTCGGCCGCCTGATGCAGAAGATCGCCGGCCCCGCCCGCCCCGCGCCCGAGCGGCTCGACTTCACGCGCCCGGCCGCCGCCCCTCAAACCACCGAATGCTGAGCAGGAGTAAACCATGACCACCTGGAACGATTTCAACGACGCCGAACAGCAGCACGACTTCGACCTCATCCCCAAGGGCACCGTCGCCCGCTTGCGCATGACCATCAAGCCGGGCGGCTACGACGACCCAAGCCAAGGCTGGACCGGAGGTTACGCCACCCAGAGCTTCGACACCGGCTCGGTCTATCTCGCCTGCGAGTTCGTCGTGCTGGAGGGCGAGTACGCGAAACGCAAACTGTGGAGCAACGTCGGCCTCTACAGCCCCAAGGGGCCGACCTGGGGTCAGATGGGCCGCAGCTTCGTCCGCGCTGCGCTCAATTCGGCGCGCGGCATCCATCCGCAGGACATGAGCCCGCAGGCGACGGCCGCCCGTCGCATCCAGGGTCTCCACGAGCTCGACGGCCTCGAATTCGTCGGCCGCATCGACGTCGAGAAGGACGCCAAGGGCGAGCTGCGCAATGTGGTCAAGCTCGCGGTCGAGCCGGGCACGCCCGAGTACGCGCAGGCGATGGGGCAAGCGAGCCGGCCGCCCCAGCCAACAGCGGGCACGGCCGCACGTCCCGCGCCTGCGGCCCAGCACCGCGCCGCGCCCGTCACCGGCAAGCCCGCCTGGGCGCAGTAAGGGAGGAGACGACGTGGATGAAGTGCTGGATCTGCAAGCGACAGGCGCGCGGGTACGGCTTCACGGACGGCCGCTACGAGGCGGCCGATCCGCGACGCTATCCGATGGACTGGGTGTTTTGCTCGCGCCGTTGCCAGGACGCGTTCGCCGCGATGTACGGCAACTGGCGGGACGGCCGCAAGGGAGGGCTGGCGATGAGCGTGTCTGACATTGAACAGGGCGCGCGGCGCGCCTGCCTCAAGGCCTTCGGCGCGGCGGCCGGCCACATCGGTTTCGACAAGCCCTTGGGCGCCTACTCGGAAGCCGAGGCGCTCGCCGTGATCGACGCCATCGTCACCCGCTACAGCGAGGCGATGGTCGAGCACCACGAGGCGAGCAAGTACCCGCCGGTGCGCGGCCTCGAGAACCCGGTGAGCGATCCGCTCGCCGATTTTGACGACGACATTCCATTTTAGCGAGGGATGCGATGCTGGATTTCAATTCAAGTTCGTCCCTCTCCGGGCGGCTTACCGCGCTGGTCGATCTGGGCATGCAGCGGACACGCGCCACGCAACCCAGACGCGCCTACCTGGGCGCCTCGCGTCTCGGCGCCAGTTGCGAGCGCGCGCTGCAATACGAGTACGCCGACGCGCCGGTCGACACGGGTCGCGAGATCGGCGGCCGGATGCTGCGCATCTTCGAACGCGGCCACGTCATCGAGGACTGCATGGCGGGCTGGTTGCTGGAGGCGGGTTTCGAACTTCGCACACGCCGGGACGACGGCGAGCAGTTCGGCTTCGCGGCGGCGGACGGCCGCCTGCAGGGCCACATCGACGGCGTCATCGTCGGTGGCCCGGAGGGCTTCGCCTATCCCGCGCTGTGGGAGTGCAAAGCCTTGAGCCACAAGTCCTGGAACGACCTGGAGAAAAAGGGCTTGGCCACGTCCAAGCCCATCTATGCCGCGCAAGTGGCGCTCTACCAAGCCTATCTCGAATTGCACGAGCACCCGGCGCTGTTCACTGCAGTGAACGCCGACACGATGGAGATCTACGCCGAACTCGTGCCCTTTGACGCAGCGCTCGCTCAGCGCATGTCGGATCGGGCGGTGAAGGTCATCACGGCGACCGAAGCCGGCGAGCTGCTGCCGCGCGCCTTCCATGACCCGACCCACTTCGAATGCCGGATGTGCGCGTGGCAAGACCGCTGCTGGAGGGTAACACCATGAAGCATTTCCACCCGCAGCCTCCGGCGGCGGAACCGATGGTGGACGCCCGCCAGGCCGCCAGTCTGCTGAATCTGCCTGCGTACTACTTCACCAAGCCTCGGTGCCGCGCCTCGAAGCGCATCCCGCACTACCGGGTCGGCCGGATGGTTCGTTTCCGCATGTCGGAGCTCATCGCATGGGCAGCCACGCTGGGAGGCGCTCATGAGTGACTACCGTGTCCGTATCTCGGTGCGCAATGCCCGGTTGCTGCGCGCCATCGAACAGGCGGGCCACCGGCCGGGGGCTCAGTTCGCCAATGCAGTTGGCATCAGCTACAGCGGGGCGCTGCTGCCCTACCTCAATCTCACGCGCTCACCGCTGACGCCGGATGGCCTGCTGCGGGAATGCGCCTGGGCCTTGTGCGACTTCCTGCAAGCATCCCCTTCCGATCTGTGGTCGGACGCCCAGCTCCAGCCGCTGCAGCAGAACTATTCCAGCGTCGATCTGGACGCGGACAGCGTGCAATCGCTGGTCAGCGGCACATATACCGTAGACGACCCGCTGCGGCTGGCCAGCCACGCGCAGGCAGGCCGCATTCTTCAGAGCGCCATCGACTCGCTGACACCGCGTGAGGCCCGCGTGATCCGCGAACGGTTCTTTGCCGATGCCTCGCTTGACGAGGTTGCCGAAAAGATGGCGGTCACACGCGAGCGTGTCCGCCAGATCGAGGTCAAGGCCATGCGCAAGCTGCGCCACGAATCGCGCATCCCGCGTGATCTGGCCGGCATCGCTGACGTGATCGGAGGAGCTGCGGATGCTTGACTTCAACGACGCGCAAACGCCCCCTCCTCGAGACCTCGGCGCCGAACGCGAAGCGATCCGCGCCGAGCTGCTGGTGCGCCTGGAATCTGTGCTGTTCACGCTGTTTCCGGCCGGCAAGAAGCGCCGAGGGCGTTTCCTGATCGGCGACGTGCTGGGCAGTCCCGGCGACAGCCTCGAGGTGGTGCTCGATGGCGAGAAGGCCGGACTGTGGACGGATCGCGCCACTGGCGATGGCGGCGACATCTATGCACTGATCGCCGCGCACCTCGGTATCGACGTACTGAGCGACTTTCCGCGTGTGCTCGACGCCGCTGCCGATCTGCTCGGACGCTCGCGCTCCGCACCAGTACGCAAGGCCAGCAAGAAGGACGTGCCGGTCGACGAACTCGGCCCCGCCACCGCGAAGTGGGACTACCTCGATGCCGAGGGCCATCTAATCGCCGTCGTCTACCGCTACGACCCGCCTGGGCAGAAGAAACAGTTTCGGCCCTGGGATGCGAAGCGACGCAAGATGGCCCCGCCCGAGCCGCGCCCGCTGTACAACCAGCCGGGGCTGAAGGACGCCGCGCAGGTGGTGCTGGTCGAGGGCGAAAAGTGCGCGCAGGCGCTGATCGACGCGGGCATCGTGGCCACCACGGCGATGCACGGCGCCAAAGCGCCCATCGACAAAACCGACTGGACCCCACTGGCCGGCAAAGCCGTGCTGATCTGGCCGGATCGCGACAAGCCGGGCTGGGAGTACGCCACGCAGGCGGCACAGGCGATCTTGTCGGCGGGAGCCAAATCCTGCCACGTCCTCTATCCGCCCGAAGAAGCCGCCGAGGGCTGGGACGCGTTTGATGCCATCGCCGAGGGCTTCGACGTCGCCACCTTCCTCACTCACGGCCCGCGCCTGCAAATGCACGACGTCGCCGATGACGTTGATCCGGTGGTCAGCAGTGACGAATCCGTCTGGGGTACGGAGGACGCGCTGGCGCTGTCCTTCACGCGCCGCTACCACCGCGACTGGCGCTACGTGGCTGGCTGGGGAAAGTGGCTGGTGTGGGACGGGCAACGCTGGCGCACCGAGGACACGCTGGCGGCCACGGACCTGATTCGCAGCGTTTGTCGCCAGACGGCTGTACGTGCCGACAACCCCAAGGTCGCCGCCAAATTGGCCAGCGCAGGAACGGTCGGCGGCGTGGAACGCCTGGCGCGTGCTGACCGCAGGCACGCGGCCACCACCGACGAATGGGATGCAGATCCGTGGCTGCTCAACACGCCAGGCGGCGTGGTCGATCTCAGGACAGGCCGGATACGCCCGCACGAGCGCGCCGACCGGATGACCAAGATCACCACGGCCACGCCGGCGGGCGAATGTCCGCGATGGACGTCCTTCCTGTCCGACATCACCGGTGGCGACGCCGAGTTGCAGTCCTACCTGCAACGAATGGTCGGCTACTGCCTGACCGGCGTGACCAGTGCGCACGCGCTGTTCTTCCTGTACGGCACCGGCGCCAACGGCAAGAGCGTGTTCGCCAACGTGGTCGCTACCCTCCTCGGCGACTACGCCTCCACCGCGCCGATGGACACCTTCGTCGAGACGCGCGGCGACCGCCATCCGACCGATCTCGCCGGACTGCGCGGCGCCCGCTTCGTGACGGCCATCGAAACCGAACAGGGACGGCGTTGGAACGAGTCCAAGGTCAAGGCGATCACCGGCGGCGACAAGATCTCCGCGCGCTTCATGCGCCAGGACTTCTTCGAGTTCTTCCCGCAGTTCAAGTTGTTCGTGGCGGGCAACCACAAGCCCGCAATTCGCAATATCGACGAGGCGATGAAACGCAGGCTGCACCTGATCCCTTTCACGATCACCGTGCCGCCCGAGC